CACCAGATGAATCACCAAGGATGATTGAACCTCTAGTAATGCCCGCCATCTTAGCAAGCGTGACTTGGTTGTCGCCAATCATAGCCGTTTCAACAGCGTCATCTGCGATAGTTAAAGCACCACCAGCAGCGACAGTAGCATCACCGGAAATTGAAACATACGACGGATCAGTTCCATCGGACTGAAGGAATTGCGCAGCAGAACCTTTCGCAAGAAGCGAAGGATCGCCAGATGAATCACCTAAGATGATAGAACCTCTTGTGATACCAGCCATCTTAGCAAGAGAGACAGCATTGTCTGCAATCATAGCTGTTGCAACTTCAGTGTAGGAAATATCGGTACCGTCAGAAGAAAGAACCGTATTAGCACTACCTTTAGCCAATTCAGCAGAGGCGCCAGATGAGTTACCATAGATAATAGAACCGCGAGTAACAGCATCAAGCAAGTTAAGCTCAGCAGCGGTTGAAGTCACTGCGTTGCCGTCGCCAATTTCTAATTTACCCGCAGTGACAACGAAACTAACGTTCGATGCAACTGTGATATTATCAGCCTGATTTAGTGTCAACATGTCTGGATCAGATCCAGCACCAAGAGTACGTCCATTGCGGATGACCATACTATCAACATATGTTTGACCTTGATCGTTTATGTAGTAAGGTCCGTTCAAGCCGCCTAAGCGTAAAGACGAACCACTAATTCCGAAAGCGCCCGAAAGAGCACCTTTGTGATCTGGACCACCACCAGATGCACTAATATTACCTGAGACAACGAGATTACCGCTAAGGACTCGCGTACCAAGTGAAAATTTATAAGCCATTTATAAAAACCCTCCATATTATAGTTTTTTATTTGGTTATAGGATAAATGCAGATGCATCTATCCATATTTAAGAGCAACACAAAGTGTGCCCTTTCCTATAAATAGTGTTTTTAGTGGTCTCAGATTAAGTTTTTTGGGCGCCGATCACAACACAGTGCAGCTTTTAACAAACTCTATACAAAACTAGAATATTCTGTAGGATCCAGATACAACATAACACAGAGACACAGCGCCAAAGGGCGATTCGATTGAAATATTTTGCACTCCATCAATTGTGTGATCTTGAAAGCCTTCTACTACCAGCTTTTTAATGCCATCAACTCCACCAGGGGCTTTTACATATATGACGTCTCCAACGCTCGGAGCGGCAGGAGTTGTCCAAGTTCTCGATGATGTAAAAGTTGCCGAACCATAATTGAATCCAGCACGAAGATTGCCGTTTTCGTTGCCAATTGCGTACACATTAAAGCTTGAGCCCCCACCTGAGCTGGTTATGCCAGTTAGGCGACTTCCGTCACCCTCAAAGAAAGAAGCAGAAACACCAATCGAAGCAGTAAGATCGCCGGTGACCGTTAGAGTGTCTCCGTCGAACTTAAGATTACTCTCGCACGTTAATGTATTCGCATCTCCACCAACATTCGTTATGATCGAATTGTTGGTAGCATTTGAAACACGCGGGACATTGATAACAGAAGCAGCGTCAGATGTACTTAGATTTCCCGAGACGATATTCCCAACTATAAGCTCGCCAGGAATATAATTCTGAGCGGCTATAACGTTTCCGCTTAATGCATTGTATGCCATGCAAAGGTGCCTCCTATATTATAATTAGAAGACGAACCAGTTGCTACCATTAGAATAAAGGCTAATTGCAGGATAAGAGCCAGTAAGAATGTATTTATCTATCATATCAATGTGGAAACCAGATGTCGATCCTGTAACGGTTATACTTCCTGTGCCTCTGTTTCTCATCTCATCTTTGATTATAACGAGTCTACCTGTGTTTGAACCAGATGGCCTAGGCAAGCTGATTGTAACATTGTTTGCCTGAATCACTCCAATTATATAATCTTTGGACTGTACAGTATATGAGGAGGCGCTCAGCCCGTGATATTCTCCTCCAAATCCGCGGACTCGCACCGACTCATCGTGAGCAGAAGCACTAAGAATGTAATCCGCAGTGGACCTTCCAGTTTTAGATACCGTCAAACTACCAGTTCTAATGTGAACATCATCATTAGTATTACCAAAATAGGTTGAGCCGGTGGCACCAATAACAGTTATGTCTTCATAATGAAAACTGCTGGCGGAAATTGCACCATTAACACGTAGCGTTCCAGTAAGATGTAAGCTATGTCCACCTTCCGGAAGACCTCCGTGTGATGCGGTGTAATAAGTTAGATAGGCAGAACCAGTAGTGTGTCCGCCGCCGGAAGCAGTAACGAACTGTAGCGAATACGCAGGACCAGAAGAGCCAGAGCCTCCGTCGAGATCGGTACAATCAACATATGCCCAGCCAAACCTAGCCATATTAGCCTACTCCTGCAGAACCCGACCAGCTAGGACCATGACTACTAGAACAGCGTGTTACTGGAATTCCAGTTAAACCCGCCAGGACGGCGACGTTTGCTGAGCCATTGATCCAAAGCTCACCAACTTTCCAATCTAAAACCCCCGAGTCTCGATGTACCTCACCGTGACTTCCAGAGGGGATTGTAAAGTAGTTATGGCCGAACCGATATCCATCTGCAGCAGTGTCCTTGGAATATTTCGTACCCTGAATGCCAAGAGCCGAAAAGCCGACCTTGCATGAGCCAGTCATGTCATAATTAATAATCTTAACCCAGCTTGTAACTTGGGGAAACATAATTCTTCTTGGAGCATTGTTGACCCCAATGGATGATGTGGCATACGGCTCGCCACTAACTTGATAAGCACCGACGTGGTTTAACCCTGGTGCAATATTCCAACCGTTATTCGCCATTATAAATCTCCTAAATTTTAGCTATCACAATAAATAGTCACTTATTTCTTCTATTGCGTCTTTCTTGTGCTCTTCTGCGTTTTCTTTCTTCGCGCAGACGGGTGCGTTGTGCTTTAAGACGCTTTTCTTTTTTTGCCTCTGAGGGTTTCTTGTAATAGCGTCTTTCCCTTACTTGTTCGACAATCTTTTCTTTCTTTGTTTTTTTGATGAATTTTCTGATCATCCTCTCCACGTTGTTGCCACACTGCTTGATGTGAACTGAAACGTTAGCATTTTTTTTCATTTCATAGCCTTCCATATTTGAGAAGCACCACCAACAAGAGAACTAATGTCGACACCGCCATCGCTAGGATCTCCTAAGTCGACAGAGCCTGCCTTTGGGGCGCCTCTTGGCGACTGGGTGGGCATAGTATTTTCAAATATATTTACACCATTGAATGCGTCGGCGCCAATTGAATCCATTAGTTTCTTTCTGTGTTCTCTAAGTTTTTGTTTTGAATCAGCAGATTTTCTGTTAATTTGCTGATCTTCGTTAAATAGTTTTTCAGAAGGTTTTTGTCTTGTTTCGACCACAAGATCACCTTGCATGCCTTTTGCAACTTCCGCCACAACATTTGATAGAAGACCTTCTTCGATAAGAACTTCATGAATACACTCTTTTACAAGTGGCTTAATTAATTGTTTTAAATCTGATTTCTTCATTTTATTCCTGATAGTTGTTTCCAACGGTTGTTTTGTTTTTGTTCGGAAAGATATTGCTTACCCTCACGTGGTCCTTGGTGGAATTTTTGTTGGAGCTTTGAGACATCAGCTGGTGCTGCGGGTGGTGAAGGCTTTTTCTGTTTTTCAACTGCCAATAATTCATAGAATTTTTGACGGACAGCATCGTCATCGCGACCAAAATTAGTTATCATTTTCGCAATTTCAATCAGGTTCGGGTTAGTTTTTATTTGTTTCTCTACGTCTTCCCATTTAGGAGTCTGATTTTTCTCTACTTCGTCTGAAAATCCGTATAATAGCCTACTGTAGATTGCACCAAACTCTTCAAGATTTCTGGATCTAAGGAGGATATCTGAGTTAGCAGTTGCTTTTTTTGACCACTTCGGTTCTGATTTAAATTCATTTGAGGGGTTAAGAAAGTCTTCGAGTTCGGAACCTTGGTCGGAAGCTGACCCGAACATTTTCCTAACAGCGTCAAGATCCATGACTCCGGGGCCGGGGACAAATTCCCCATCCTCTTCATCTGTTGGCTCCTCTTCTGCTGCTGGCTCCTCTTCTGCGGCAGGAGCTGGATTTGCTTTCATTGCAATTTGCAGTTGTGCTTGTTCCTGCTCGGCACCCACATCAATAGAGCTAATCATACCCTGAAGGGTTTGTATTACAAAGCGCCCAATCTTCTGTGCATTTACAAACTGTGCCTCGTCAAGACCTTGCGGATTGGAACCAATCACAGTCTGCCAGTATACCACAATTCCTTGCGCAACAATAAATTTTTGAAAGGCAAACGGTAAAGAATTGCGATCCATCAGTCTTACAAGACGCTTGGACGTTACCTTAAGAAACTTGCCCTCGTCCATCTCTTCGGTTAGAGTTACGGTGTCAAATACATAATATGTTTCATTTTTATCTTGCGTGAAATTAGTAACATGCCGTGTTAATACGGCTGAACGAGTAGGTCTGGGGGCTGCTATGACCTTTAAAAAATCTTCGACGGGCTGCGGCTTTCCCTCTAACAACAATCTTCCAAAAGCGGTGCCGGCTGCTTTTGCTTTTTCTTCGCCCATTGTGGCGAGAGCGGTCGTAAGATTGGCTTCGTCTACGCCTTGCATGGCATCATGAATAGTTTGTAATGCATCAGAGACGCTCTCTGGAGTTGAGGCTTGTTGTAGTTGTTCCGCACTATTAACCACTAGAGCTGTTACTTCTACTTTTTGCGGTTCTTGCGGCTGCGTTTTGGCTCTTGTTTCGCCTGCAGCTCCTATAGCTGGTCGATACTGATCAAGCAAACCTTCTCTTATATGATCATTCCAAGAATATCTAAATTGCTTCTTGTTAATCATCCTCTAAGACCTCATTTAACAATCTGTTAATGCGGTCTGCTTTATTGAACACTCTCTGCTGAAACTCTTTAGCCTCCTGCATCATATATGCGCCAGGGGTTGATGGCTCAGAAACAAAATCGAAGCAGATGAGTTGAAAGTCATCTTCTACGATCGTAGTGCCTTTGTCTTCACGAACTGAGCCCATGCCTCGCGAAGAGATTCCCATCTTGCAACCGCCGTTAACTAATTCTTGTAGAATTTTGCCGGCGGGCGTATTAAGCACCTGGACTTTACCCATCGCAACATTACCCTCCATCCATATAGAGGTGACACGATGAGACACTTTTTCAAGTTGAATAACATTTGTTTCTGGGTGGTCTAGTTCGCCTAGAGCGCGATTCTCTTTAACCAATTTTTGGTAATTTTTCACCTCTCTCATGATAACTTGAGGGGGATACATACGCTGATTGCCGTTAACGACGCCACCTTCCTGCAACTTTCCAGTCAGAATCATTCCGCCTTCAGCCACAAATTTCTTTTCAGCTTCAGTTAGCAGATCTTGGCAAACGCCGCCTTCGCATAGTTCATAGTATTCTCGTAAAAGTTTCTTGCTCATTTTAAATCCTTATTTGCGCGGGCGTTACCCGCGCGGGCATGCAACCTCTCTTGCAAAGTCTTACGGGCTGTAGTGCCCACTTCTGTGTCCAAAAAGCATTCATGTTAAGTTCCCTGCTTGAGGGCGCGCTGGGCGTCTGGGAGTGTTTTGGTTCTGAGCATCGTTATAACTCTGTCCATCTCTGAGTTTGTGAGATCGGGATTCAACTCTCTTAAAAGCTCCATCAATTCGACGGTAAATGGAATTACCTCATTAGGATCGTCGATTGTCTGTAATTGCGTAGATAGGGATCGCCTCATTCTGTCCACAATATCATTCAGGCGTTTTTGAATGGGGTCTTCTTGTTCTTTATCATCCTTTCGTGGCAGTTTCACTCCAGGCGGGTTCATGCTGGACATCGGGTCGATGCGCTCCGACCCCCCGCGGGCGCCGAACTGAGCGCTTTCTATCATCTTCATCTCTTCAAGAATAATCTCTTGTAATCTTTTTTTAGTAATCTTCATTTCCACTTAGCTCCATTTTTTGTGAATATTGTATTCCATTATCGCCAAAGACCATATTGAATACGTAAGATGTTCCAGAAGATAACCATCCTAAAAGGAAGAAATTAAATACAGTTACATCAAAACTAAATAGTTCAGTAAACGGAGAAAGAAGCATTAAAAACCAGCCGACGTGAAATCCCATACACATAGGACAGTTAGCTAATTCTCCAAGCTTTCCTTTTTTTGGTCTTAATCTTGAAAATATCTTGCCGTAGACAAGGATTTGTGTGAGCCCGTAGGCACACAATACGAATGTTAATAGTTCTGTCATCAGTTCCTCTACATTGTATACATATAGTTTAAAGAATACGGATCTCTAATAAAGCCTGTACGGATAGAGCCTTGTGTTGCAGACTGCGGCACTTCTCCAAGTTCTGTGGAGTATTCCTTGTCTGGGTCGATGAACTCATCATCAGTCATCGAAATAATCGCCTCGGTCGCCTCAAAATACGGACGCTCTTCAGTAATAAAATTGTCAATACTAAGAAGCGCCATCTTGGCTGCGCTCATAGTTTCACTTTTAGGTGTTTCCATTGTAGCTTCAAACGAACCATAAAAGGAGCCGGCTTGGATAGACTCGGGAATAACAACGCCTCTTTTGCGTAAGTATGAAAATAATCTATTTTGAGCACCATAAACATAGTCAGACATTACTTCTTTTGGAAACGCAACCACTTTGTTTTTGGAGGCTGAAAGCACTATATCCATATCGCCATGATCAAAAATCATCAGATCTCCGTTTAAGCTTTTACGGATATCCATTTCCAGAGTTACTAATTTTCTATTAGCTTCTTCGCCTACTCTAATCGTTATTGCCATCAGTATTGATCTCCTTCACCAACCCTTGAGTTTTTAACACAGTAAGAATTATCTCCTCATTAATACTAGCTTTGGAATATCCATCAAGCCGACTAATAACTTTTTTAGTCTTCTCCAACATAGTTGAATCAGAATTTATATCACTTATTTCCGTTGCCTGTTTAAGAGAATTTTTCAATCTAGTAATTTCTTCATTTAAAAAATACTTTAGCTGTAGTGCGTTATCTGAGAATGAAACGATATAGTGCGTCAACAGCTCTTTCTGTTCTTCTAATAAATCAGTATCATATTTGTCATTAAATTTTTGCACAAAGGTCTTAAACAGCACACCATCAATATTTTGATTAATATTGTCTTGGCTTTCGACAGCACTCATGCTTCTAATGATTTCACTCTCCAAAATAATTCTGCTTTTAGGAGAAGTTTTAGAAGAAAAGATCTGATCAATTGTTGCCAGTGTTTTATAGTTGGGGACGTATGTACTAAAAACATCAGAAGAAAGTTCTTTATTAATATCGTTTATGAGCGCACTTTGTTGCTTAAATAACTCCTCAGAATCAATAAGGTGGCGCTGTAGTGATGCTTCCTTTAAAATCTTTTCAGAAATTTTCGGATCAATGTTTTGATTTTCGTATAAAGAGCGATAACATTCTAAATCTCTCTTTAGAAGACTGTCGCCATGAAAATGTTTCTTTATAATAGAAACTGCTTTATCTTTCTTTGCTTTTTCGTTCTTAAGAACCGCAACTGTCGCCTCTCTTACAAGAGCTTCGTATACAAATGCGGTATTTCTTTTCTTATTATGCCTTACTTTCATTCTTTTTCTCCAAGCTATCCTTGTCTTTATCGTGTAGATTTTCCAAAAGAGTGCGAACTGATTCGTTTATTTCAAACAATCTGCTCTCTTCAGTTTGCTCTCTCAAACTATAAATAGATTGTTCCTCCTCCATAATACCTGCAGCAATACCATGAGGCTTGGCAATACTTGCTATATCGCGGGCTCCAGGAAACACATTTCTGTGACCGCGGCTGTGTTTTTGACCACTTGTAGATGCCATAGCTCTTGTTCTGGGGCCAGCCCCAGTGCGGCGATCATCCCTAACAGGATGATAGACTTTTCCTCTAGATCCTGGGGTTAAGTGCCCGGTGCGTTTAGTATTTCGCGACCCAGGAGGTACCGCTAGTAGCGGCGAGTCATCTCCGCCGCCACCTTCAGCGCCTTCGGCGCCGCCAAGCTCGCCACCAAGCGCATCTGCAGCTTCGCCGCCGGCTTCTCCAGCAGGCATTTCAGCTGGACCACCTAAGTCGCCGCCTAAGTCGCCGCCTAGGTCACCACCCAGATCGCCGCCCATGTCGCCGCCTAAGCCGCCGCCTTCTGCGGCTGCAGCCTCCGCAACAGCTTGTAGTGCTGCGTCCTGCTTGCGATCATAATACATTTCGCGCTGTGTCCTCTGGAACTGTTCGTGAGACATTCCAAAGATATTTTCCATTACCCACCGTCGAGAGAAGTACCCCTCTGTTGCAGAGGCAGCAATATCAAATTTTGCCTTCCAGTGCTCAATTTCTTGAAGCTCTGCAATCTTTGATGGATTATTAAGAGTAAGACTAAAACTTAAGAGATCGTCTCCTCTAAATCCTAACGTATAAAGGTGGACAATTCCAATTTTTGTAAGCTCAGCAACTATAACACGCTGAAGTCTCTGCACTGTTCTCGCAAATCGAATGTCTTTCTGTGCGAGGGTCGTCTTATCCTCTGCTGCTTCGTCTCCCATTGAAAGATAGGCAGCCGGTATCTTTAACGCAGAGAAAAGCTTGTCGCGAAGATATTTGATATCATCAATTGCTGTAATATTTTGTGCCCCTGCAAGTGATTCAATGGCAGTCGCTGAACCAGCACGAACAGGGATGAAATAATCTTCTTCGATAGACATCGGATTGTAGCGCAAGTCTACGCGACCGGAAGAGGGATCCACCACTGAGTGTCTTTTTAGTTGTGATACGATTTTTTGCATATATTGCTCTACATCTTGCGGAGGAATCGCACCAACATCAATCTTAAACACGCGGCGTTCGGATGAACGAACAACACGATAAGCCATCATTGCATCTTCCATAAGTGTTAGCTGGCGCCAAATGCGTCGAGCCGGCTCAAGAATCGATGTGCCATACGGAGCGTACTTATCATGACCAAGAATGCGGAAGTGTGCGACTTGCCAATTTTCAAAAGTAATTCCTGCAGAGTTCCATTGATACTGAATATAGTTTGGGTTTGTACTGTCTTTGCCCTCAAGCCTCTCTATCTCTTGGCTAGGAAGCGCAATAACAGACTTGACGCCATACTTATCGTCAATATCCATGTATAAAAAGAAGTCGCCATACTTACACATTGTACGGCTCCATCCAAACAAGTTGTATTGAACGTTCAGAACTTGATCAAACAATATTGTAAGAACTGCTTTAATTTCTTCGTTGGGGCACTTAATGTTCAACATAGGACTTAAAGACGAATGTGTGGTCATTTCATCGGAATAGATATCTAAAGAAGAGGCGATCTCAGGCATATATTCCATCTGGTCAAAATCCACATAGCGCTCTGTGCGGCGCTGATTTGCAATAGCTTCAGTGGCCACAACATCTAAAGGATTATAAAGAGACTTCTTAAACTGCTGTCCAGATGCGGATTTAAACCGAGAACTAAACTTGTCAAGATGCTGCCTTCTAATCCGGCGTCCGGACTGAGATCTATAATTGATAATCGGTCCAGAAAATAACCTTGTCAGTGCTTTGAAAAGCTGTGACTCTGAGTTTGCTGGGTTTTTTCCTTTGTTTCGCGATGCCATTTATTTTCTCACTTTATGATCCATTTATATTGTTCGTACATTTTTTGAGCCTCAGTCATTTTATCAAAGATTTCGTCCTTTTTGTAGCCCTCTTGACCTTTGATTTGTGTATTCATTGTCATTTTTGTTGTGATAATTGAACTAAGAAATGCTTTTTGATAATTCAATTCTCTTGCATTAACTTGGAGAGCAGTGTCTCTAACCCAGCACCCAATTGCCAACGCCATAATCAAGTCATCGTTGTAACCTTTCATTGCTTCTGGTTTACCATTCCTCCAAATAAATGTTTTCATCTCGTTGACTGTGCGAGACGAATATATGGTAATTAGTTTGTTTCTGATAAACTCCTCTAATTTGGCGATGATGAGGGGGCGCGTCTTCATAGATGTTGTAAACCCTGGGACTGCTGAATTTCTTATCTCAGCCTGATGCTGTTCGATATATTCATGTGTAGATTTAACTGAATGATAAACATTCGGATACGCAAGCTCAATTAATTTATCTAATATTGAATATCCAACATTGTTATTTTCAACAACTAACATACACCCGCCATATTCTCGACCCACCTGATTGAGCATGTTGGCATACATATCTAGCGTGGGGCGGCCTTGATACTCCCCAACTATTTCAAGAGTCTCAAGCTTAATAATATGAAACGTAGAGTAATCTGCGCCATCGCCCCTAGCCACATCTGCTACCATTAGATAATTGCACGTTGGATCAAACTCTTCCCATATCCAAAAATTCCTATCAAACCCAGTGCGATGCTTTGGTTCCTTGACGGTTGCCAGCATCCACTGCATGCAATCTGGATCGATAACGGTTTCACCAGATGTATTGAAATTGCACTCAAGCTCTTGCGCAATCTGGCGCTTAGACATGTTCTTGGTTTCTTTCTTATACCATTCCTGATTACGATCAGGATGGACATCCCACATAAGCGTTGTTAAGTTAAAATTATTTGAGCCGGCTTCGGAGTCAATGCAAGTTTTATGAAACCAGTTACCCACACCATTGGGCGTAGAAAGGGCTATACACCGACCACCCGTCGATAGCGTTGGATACAAACCAGTCCAAAGCTCTTCAAGGTTTTCAATGTGGGCAGCCTCGTCCAATACCAAAAGCGACAGAGCTTCTGAACGACCAGCATCGCCAGATGTAGATGCTGCCTTAATAGACGAGCCATTAGAAAGCTCAAATGAGGTGCGGTTATCTACGCTGATTGTGGCTATCTTTAACCAATCGGGAACGTTCCGCATAATGTTCTTAACTTTCTTAACCAAGTTTCCTGCTGTCGCAAACTTGGTTGCCATAACAAGAATAGCCTTATCGCGGTGGAATAACATCATCCACACGATATAGCCTGCGGTAATAGTTGAGATACCTAGCTGACGAGCTTTTAGAATAACGTTAAAACGGTAATCATTAAAATCTTCGAGAAGCTCATCTTGGAAGTCGAAAGTGTTAAAAAGAATAAGTCCATGTAATGGGTGCGATATTCTTGCGTAGTTGTTAAGAAAGTAGGAGGGGTCTTTTCCACACTTAAGAATCTCTTTTACTTTTTCTTGCTTTGATAATTGGAAGCTCATTAATCATCTATTACTTCAATCTCGACATCTTCCTGCATTATGCCATGAGACGCTAGGAACATGGAAGATCTTTCTCGGTCCCTCTCTTTCTGGGCCCTGGTCTTCTCGGGACCCGGTGGTCGAGCTTGATGGGTTTCGTAATCTCGGGTGCGCAGTGCTGCGTTGGCAGCATTGTATGGCTTAGCTAAAGCTTTTATTAAGTCTCCCAATTCTTGAATCAGTTTTCTATCAATACTTGAAATATTGGCTGCAGTTCTGTAGGGCATTTTACCATGCAGAAGGTTCACTATATCGTCCATAACATTTCTGTTATCAGCTCGGTGCGCGGTTGCTGTATATGTCCCAGCCTTCTCAATAAAAGCTTTAAGCTGCGCAACATAAGAGTGTAATTTTTTTTGAAGCGTCGAATCCACGTGGAGTTGCTCTCTCTTTTTGTTTTCTTTCCCTCGCTCTTCGGCGCCAGCGCGCCATTCCTCCTCTTCCTTCTTCTTCTGTCGTTCTTCGCCCCAATGTGAGTCTGGATCAGCTTCGCCTCCGGGATCTTGGAAAACAGCTTCTTCTAATCCTTCCACTAAAACTAGCGCTAGTTCCTGTTGAATGATCTCATTCATATTCTCATCTAATTCAAAGCCCACTCTAGGGCGATCTCCATATGCGCCGCCACTCTGATACTCTGTGGGGAAGTCTTCCTCTTCTTCTGGCGCGGCGCTAGGCTCGACGACGTCGGAAGCATACATTTCGTCATACACCGCGCCCATAATATCGCCAGTTACATTTTGGGCGGTGCCCTGTAACAATGCCACGATCGTGCGCTGGGCGTCTTCTGGGCTCACCGATTCTTTAATGACCTCCTCAGTTACAATCTCGCGCAATCTTTCAAGGGAGATCTTCATCTTGCCTTCGGTTGCTGTGCCTACTACTCTACCATATTCATCTTGGGCGCCAGGATTTGTAATCAAATCAGATAATGCCTCTTTGCGCGAGGTGTATAAAGCTCTGCATCCGAAACCATAATTGCCCTCTGTGCCTCTGAACCAGTCCGTATCCTGCGGGTTTTCCTGGCGAGGTATTTGACATTGCCAATTCTTCCACAATTCTCTAACTTCATCGTCTTGAAATTCTGAAACTTTCGCCTTTTTCTGTGCAGCGGTATGATATCCGGGTTGGTTTGGGATCTCTCCCCAATCAATTATATCAGGATACAAATTACTAATAGCAACCTTTCCCTTGAGCGCTAGCGCAGGCGCTGCCTTGGGGGCGGCTTTTTGTTTTCTCTTGCTAAAAGGCCAGATTTCGTTAAGTTCTTGCGTTACAGCCTGCTTAATATCAGATTTTGTAATTTTCATTTTTCTTTTTCAGAACCTTTCTTGCGGCTGTCATTCTTGGGGCGCTTGCCCTGCCAACCGCCTTGCTCAAGAAAAGACTTCCAGCCGCTGTCGAGACGATCTTTGGATTCTGTTGATACTTGCATATTTTTATCTAGACCACCAACTTTATAGTGCAGCTTTGCGGTCACCCATGAACGCACACGGGATGAGTTCTCAACCCTGACGTCAATTTCGCCCTCTTTAGTTAAAGTAACAGATTCGCCTTGAATTTTGCGATATTCTTTTTTAAGAAACGAAGCAATGTCAGCCATGCGCTGTTCAACATCAGACTCAAATCCTGCAGCATATACTTCTTTTAACTGAACTTCTGACATATACGAAAGGCACATCATGTTTCCATAGAAACTAACATTAAAGCCATCCATAACTCTCTTATCTATTAGAGGGTTACCTTCTTCTCTTTGGAGACCAGCCTTCAGTGGCTCCCCATCTTCTGTCAGCGCACCGTCGTATGCATTCGCTGCAGCTTGTGTTAATCCTTGAATAATTTCATATACTGTTGCCATTATTAGGTCTCCATCCTTTTAGCCATCTTTCTTCTCTGTCTTCGACATATTTAATATAGCACTTGTTGCAACAATCAAATTTGACAAGATAAACATCATCCATAGATTCCTTTGGGAAAGACCCACAAATCGGACAAGATTTTAGAGATTCTCTATTAAGTAGTTTTTTTGAGATCTTAATACCATTAACATCAACTTTTTCTTGCCACTCATCATTTTTGCGTTGTTTTCTATAAAACTGCTTAGATTGTTCAAGATACTCTTTTTCTTTTATCTCGTTCCAGTTGCCCTTTGGATTTTGGACGGCTTCTTTGCCATACTTCTCTGCAATGGCTTTTTCTATTGCTGCGATTTTATTCGGATCATCGCTCATTGAACATCCTATATCCAGCGTATGTGGTTGCAATTCCTGCAGCCACGCCGCCAGCAAACCACCACAACTTATTGCTTGGTGATTGATTTAACATTGCCTCTTGCAACGCGGCAATCTCAATGTCTTTTTGCTCGATACGCAAATCGTATTCGCGTGTCAAAGCGTCTATGCGAATCTGAAAGTTTTGCCGCTCAAGATGAAATTCTGTAGCTTGCACATCTAGATGATATTCAACCTCTAAATCGCATCCCATTCTGTATTCATCCGGCATAACCAACAACTCAGCGATTCCGCGCTTATTGAACAAAACACCCTCAAAGGGCGCCGGTTCGTTCTCACCAAGAATAGTGAATTGTGGAGGCTCACCAGCGTGAGCCGCCATCGAAAATAACAATGCTTTAAGGAACATACTGAAATCCGAATGTATCTGTTACTTGTTCTGCGAGTTCTTCTTTGTTTTCTGTGAACTGTCGGCGGTTGTCGATCGTAGTCTCAATTTCAACAATTCTTTCCTCAACCACCACTTCAATTTGATCTCTTTCTCGGTCATATTCTCTCTCCAATAATTCTAGTGCTTCGCGATAAGTTCGCAATGCGTGTTCTTTTCTTTCTAATTCTTCGGCGTGAATTTCTTGCAAACCTTCGATTTGATTTTGAAGAGACTGCTGACTTGTTTGGTACGCGCTTTCAAGTTGATTATAATCATAACGCATTTTGCCGATAACTGCAAGCAAAAGGACAATAATTGTTATTTCTTTCCAGTTTTTCTTTATAAACCCGAGAACTTTAAGCCAGTCAACTTTAATCATCGTCACCCCTTAAGACGAGCAATGCCATCAATAACAGCTTCACCACCGATGTAAATAGCTGAGATCATCACCCAATCACCTGACGTAAGATCGGAGAAAGCCAATAGCCCTGTGGCTGCTAACCATACCATAAACTTACGTGAGATCAGCTTCTCAACCAATCTGTCTAATTTTCCTTGTACATATTTCATCATTTTTTACCTCTTTTTGCTTTTGAAATTTCAACGGCGGCAAGTTGTTTTTGTGCGTCTTTCTTTGATTTTGTTTTTTTAGACAACTCTCTTCCACTTTTAGATGTTGCCTTGTAGCCGCCTTTAACTTTTTTTAGTCTCTCCTGCAGTCCGTCGTTAATTGTAACCTGAATGCACTCTTCGTGTGTCTGTTCTGGGTGAGCATCATCGCACTTTTCTCCACGATGAGCGCAGGGGTCATATTGCACTAATAAATCTTGTATATCTTTAAAGTAGCTCTTGTATCTTATCTCGTCAGAGCGATATTCTTTCTCTTGCCATTCGTCCAAAATGCGACCTAATTGAATTAGTATACTGATAAATCCATCTTCTGCATTTTGTTCTGGACCATATGGCTCTCTGTCTGGGCTGTCAATTTCTTGCCCTCGACCAGCAACACCGCCGAGTTGTCCCGCTTTGCCGCCAAAGTTGCTGGCGCCAACCTCTTTGAGAATTTCTTCCTCAATAATCTGCTTAAGTTGGGACTTGGTGATTTTCATTCTATAGTTTCCCTATTAGTTTGGCATTAACGGCGCCGTAGGCTGCTTTGAATTCTGGTATCGATTGAGTGATTGCTTCTTCTGAGCATTCTCCACTATACCATTCTTCAAATAGTTCAAGAATTTTAATTTTCTCAAATTCTCTGCGCTTTACTCCCGCATCTGTAAGTATCCTCTCTAAGATGAGAGCGCAATCAGAAAGATGCTCTGTAGTTTCAACAGGTATCCGCTCGATAATAATTTCCTCAATTACATCTTCTTCAACTTCAACAGGTGTCGCTGGCTGACTAAACAAAGATTTTATCGTGTTCCATAGTTTCATGTCGCTAATCCATTCATGCTTAGTATCGCAATCAATCCAGGCACATTCTTGCGCACGTAAACGCCAGAGAATAGTGTCTCGCATCGACCGCCGACATAAGCGATTGCTGACTCAATGTTTTTGCTAACTTTTGGATCTGCCACCATTTCCTCAGACGCCACTAAGATTAACGAACCTGCGGCGGCTTTGCCTTTGGGTGGAGGACAGGCAGACCTGTTCATGCAGTTGTGGAGGATCACCGATCCAAGCTTTCCAGTATTTGGATCTTTTATCATAGTTGAGCCGAGAAAAGCTCTCCCGTCATTGCCCAAGCATGTTTCCAAATCTTTACTATCAAAAGATTGGATCGGCGAATCCTCCGTGGAGAGTTTTAACACCTGGGCGAATGACTTAGCAAATTGTGTGTTGGCAACAGGATACATGCCGAGCATGCCGATTCTGCCGCGAAGCAAGCGCGTTGCGCGCTCGTTGTCTAGAATAATGTGCGGATGTTTGGCAACATCGTTTGCCAGCGTTAACGCATTTCTAGCGATTGTAGGGTTGAGGTTTTCTTGTGCTGTTGGCCAAGAAACCACATAAACAACTTTTCCAGAAGACTGAACGGATTTCATATAGCGTTCAAATACCGGGTGAAGTGCAGTCACAGAACTTCCAGTTCCGCCGCCTCCACCAGCAAGAACAAACAGCCAGTCCACCTTTCCAAGTTTAATGCGGAGCGCGTCTTCAATAACGGCGCCGTTCATTGTGAACACTTCCTTTCCATATTCTGTATTCTTGCCGATACCATCGCTATCGGGAATAAGAACAACGTGGTCTTCTTCCACGTTCTTTGGAATATCTTTGCCTGTTGTGTTCACAAGCAGTGTTTTATTAAAGCCAAGCTCAATAAAGGCGTTAGCCATTTTATTGCCTCCACCGCCGACACCAACGAAGCCTACATTGATAGAGGAAGGGGCAGTGTTTTCTGGAAGGAGGTCTTCGTCAGAATATTCCATCTGCAATCCAAAATCCTCAACCATTCCGAAATCTTCTGCTGCGACTTCTTCGTGATAGCTGTCTTTCTCCTGATTAAAGGAGGGTGGTGGTTCTGCAGGTGGTAGAAAGTCAAACTCGTTATCGTTGTCTTTTGTACTCATTGTTTATCCTTATAGCGGCGGCGGTTCATAGCGCTGGGCATCTTCGATTTCTTCTGGAGTTGGATGGCGGGGTCCATCGCCGGGACCACCTAAGCCGCCGCCGGCTGGGCGATTTAGAGTGCCTAAAATGTAATCTAGCGCTTGCATTGTAACCTCGCGATTCGGTTGTTGGGAGAAGATTTCCTTTGCGTGCTCTACGTTTTTTTCAAACGATCCCTGATCCATTCCCACCATAGCCATATGCGCATTTAATTTTTCAAGCTCTTCTCCATATAAACTTTGTAACACAAATACTTCTTTTTCTAGTTCAGAAAAGTCGGACTCTGCGGGCTTTGGTGCGGGACGCGTCATTCTCATTCCGTATCTTTCGCGGTTGCGATCTCTACGATAATCAGAGGGCTCTTCATTAAGGGCACCCTCAAGCTCTTCCTTAATAATCTGCTTAAGTTGGGATTTTGTGATTTTCATTTTTTGATTATCCTTGTTATTTTAAACGGAAGACCTTCTTTATAAATCGAAATGGCCTTTCATATATTCGTCATATCCATCTAATAAATCAAAAAATAAATCTGTTTCTGACAAATCCTTAAGTATTTTATTATGATCATATTCAGTGGTCTGGAACCCAATATTCAGTTTCTCCCATTCTTCTTCTCTTTCACCGAACTCCTGATTTTTTTCAAAACCAAGCGCAGCGGGTAGATAAAACGCGGGCCCAGATCTATAGTTAACGAAAGCCCGACCAGTGTCCAGACCTTTCTTAAGCTCTCGAACAACAAATAACGATTTTTTGAGGATCTCCTTTAGCCTGGCATGCAGCCCACCTGCGGTGGTGAACGTGTTGCGCGGTGCGGTGTTTACTATAAACTGGAAATACTCTTCAATGTTTTTGGGATCATCCATAGAGCCGTCCCGCCGTGTTTGCCCACGAAAATTTTGTATAATCATCTCTTTCAAAATATCGAGCGGATCCTCCGGTAGCGGCGGAGGAGGAGGAATATTCTGTGATGGTAACCCAGGCTCAGGTGCATCGGCAAGACCTTCATTTAATACTTTATGTATCTCTTCCTTGATAATCTGTTTAAGTTGTGTTTTTGTGATTTTCATTATTGATTTACTCTTGCGTAGCCGCGTTTTTTGTCTATAACAATTTGCATATCAACGCAGTCTTTGAGCGAATCAAGGTGTGAGATAAGCAAAACGTTCTTAAAATACACTTTAATTAGTTCCAAGATTCGAATAAAACCCTCCATATTTTCTTCGTCCAACGCAGTCCCTGGCTCATCTAGAATAAATAAGTCGCTCTTGGGCAGAGAAGACACAGATAGGAGCGCCAACCGAATAGCCATCGCAGCCATTGTTTTCTCTGCGCCAGACGCCATTTCAATCGGGCGCTCATCGTATTGCGGGTGCTTAATAAAAATGTCAAACTTGTTGCCAGAGCTTTCAAAGAAAATCTCAAACTCCACAATATTAGCGAGAACCTTAGCAATCTCTTGATTGATTACTGGTATCTTCTTCTTGATAACATCATACGCGATTCCGTTTGGATGCATACATCGCATGAACAAATCATACGCTGCGAATGAGGATCTTAAATCGTGGTATTCTTGCTTTTGCTCTCGCAGTGTTTCTACGCGTTGCTCGTAGGATCCCACAAGTTTAACGAGATCAAGCGTTTCTTCTTCGCAAGATGTAATCTTCTTGTTCTTGCTCTTGATGCTTTTCTCTAATTCGCGCTGCTCTCCTAAAAGCTTCTCAAGGTTTTCAATAGCTTCTTTGTTGTCTTCATACTCGGTAATTTTTGACGAAATATCTTTAAGAGCTAGCTCAATCTTTGAACGAACAGTTTTGTTTCGTTCTCGCTCAAGGTCGAGTTGCACGACTTCGGCTTGAATATTCTTTATCATCTCCGAAGTGCGAGAGTGCTCCATCAAGCTCGTAAAAACATCTGACGGGCTTAACGCTGCAAGATCTACAACCACATTCTGTAGTTCGTATTGAACGACCTCTTTGCTGGCCACTGCTATATTAGCCTCTCTGACAAACTTATTGTCACAGCAAAACTTGCAATCTGGATCGTACTTGTGATCGTGAAGCAGAACTTCTTTCTTAAATATCTCAGATAACTCTTTGTTAAGCTTCTTTTCCTTTTCGTGAAGCAGCTCGATCTCACGCTGCAGTTTCATCAACTTTGATACATCCGTGGCGGCTGCTTTGTTTTTACAATTGTTTAATACGCGCTTTTTTCTTTCAATCTCTTTCGATTGCTGCTTAATGTTTTCTACAAGCTGGATTGCTTTTTTGGTCTTGCCTTTTTGTTCTTCGCGAAGCTTGGCAATATCAATTAGCTCATTAGGGATTGCTGAAATTTGTGCATCTAATGCACCAAGGCTATCCTGTATCGCAACCAGCTCCTCCCTCAGTTCTATGCAAAAGTATTTGTTACTTTTAACACTGTCGCGATGGTCTTCTAATGTCTCATTCGCTCCGTCAATTTCTTCATCATAATTTCTGTCTTCGTGCTTCTTGAGCATTACCTTTGCTTCAACAGAATCGTCTTTTGCCATCCTAAACTTTTTCTCAAACACTTCAAGGTCTAAAAACTTAGCAATAATTTCTTTTCGTCGAGTCGAGCCTTCATCGATAAATGCTAGGGCGCCGTGCTGTGACGCCAAAGACGAAACCATAAAGTCATCAATAGTTCCAAAATGCTTGCGGATGTTTGCATCTGTTTCATTGCGGGTTGTACCATTAAGCGAGATTACCTCATCAGTAATATGATCGCGCATCTCAAAGTTTAGATCAGTCTTGGCTTCTTGGGTTTCTACGCCCTTCAGCCGCTTAACATACTTCACAGATTCACGTTCAATAGTATACGTGGCATTGTTGGCTTCAATCGTAAGCCTTCCACGTCCACTATCTCTATTTTGGTTAATGACGTTGAGGTTCTTTCGCTCATTCTTTGAAGTTGTATTAAAAAGAGTATAAAGAGCAGCGTCGATAATAGAACTCTTACCGCTAAAGTTCTTTCCGAAAATGCCAACAATACCATTAAGCCTATCAAAATTGACAACATTGTCTTCTCCATAATTAAAAAGATTATCAAATTTAAACGACTTAAGTTTCCAGTTTACATTGCGCGCAATTTCCTCTTTCTCTTCAATAATTTTATTGTAAGTACGATTAAGCTCGTAAACTTTTTCCATCGTGTCAGGGGGTGCTTGGAAGTCCTTAAGGTACTCGTCAATGAGTTCCTCTTGTATCTTTGGATCCCGCAAATTTTCTGTCTGTAATCCGCTGGTAATATCCTCTACATTTCCGCGTTGACCGCTAGCACGATTTAAAAACGAAATGCTCTCTGGCTTGAAGCGGTGCTTGGCAATGTCCATTGCTCTGCGCATTACATCAAGCGGCAGATTGTTATTGCTAACAAGGCGAAGTCTCGCGCCAGTTGGCACTTCAATCTTTTTAGGCATTCGCCCCTTTAGCGTAAGGGGAATCGTAAAGAATGGCTTTGGATTCTTGAGCACAATCGGCTCAATATCCCAATCATCCTTTGACTTAATATCCCAAATAAGAATACCCTTGTCGTTAGTCTCGCCATGATTTTGTTGAACAGTAGAGCCTGCGTACCACACGCGACCTTCTTCGTCCAAGAACTGGCGCCTGTGGATGTCACCTAGCATTGCGAAATCGTGGTCATCAAAGAT